ACGATAAGTTGACTACCCGTATGTAAACGTTATCCGGCACATGTATATATATACGTAGTGTTTCTAGCTTGTTTGGTAACGTTTTGGTTGGGTATTGGTCTGTTCTGTTTGGTGGTTATTGGGTTGGGGGTGTTTTGGACGTGATATGCCCTGGCAGGGCGGCGACGCTTTCTGTTTTCAGGGGATCCCGCCATGGCCTTGTGGCTTGATGGGGTGTTGCAGTCGTCCAGGTGCCGAGTTACCGACGATCCGTCTGAATCTGGAGTGAGTGGGGAGCGAAGCCCTACGACGGGATGGTTAGAAGGCCGGTTAGCAGGTCGGTCCTGGGAAGTTTGATCCCCTCTGTGTTCTCTCTCTGCTACACTCGAGGGTGGATGTCGTATCCACAGACTAGGCGGTTCGTCAGGACTACGCAAGTCAAGAGAATAGAGGGCTTCCTACGGGGAGCCCTCTTCTCGTGGTAGGGTTGGGGTATCTACCCAGGAGGATTCCAGAATGGGAGCCAAGATCGAAGGTGGGCAGCGTACCGGAAGCTCCGGTGTGGCTACTGCTCTGAATACGGCGGGTCAGCGGACGACAAGTTCGGGTGTCGACGTTGAGGGCGGTCCTCGCTGATGGATGTCATGAAGAATCTGCCGGGGTCGGTGGTGAAGGAGGGGAAGGCTGTGAGGTCTTCGTATCACGATCCTGACGTGCAGAAGGCTGTTGAGGCGTATGACCCGTACATTTCGGAGAAGACGTGGAAGCGGGACGCTCAGAAGCCTCCTCGCTCCAAGGGCGGCCCTGCGTGAACAGTGTTGAGATGCTGTTCGATGCGAACGCTTCTGCCCGCCAGGTGAAGGTGGGTACGGAGCCGGTGACCCGTGAAGTCATCGACCGTACCGTTGACCGTCTCGACGGTTACGACCGGGCGAGACGTGCCCTGATCGTTCAGTCGCAGCTTCGGCAGGTTGGCTTCGTCGACTGACCTTTCGGGGATCGTCCAATGGCAAGACGCCAGCTTTTGGAGCTGGTCATCGGGGTTCGAGTCCCTGTCCCCGAGCCCCCCTTTCTTCCTTCACTGAGTCTTCCATGATAGGGTTCTGTCATGATGTGCGAAATCTGCGGAGATCTGATCCGTTTCACAGGCTGGTGCCAACTCGCTTTGGACGCCGACACTGAGGTGTGGTTCACTGCGGGTGAATGCATGTGCGGCTACGTCATCTACGAGGCGATGACCCTCGACGTTGCTGCGAAACACTGATGGCGTACAAGGGACAGAAGCAACGCCCATCTGATATCCCTGGACGCAAATGTCTCCACTGTGGCAAAGCCGTTTCTAAACAGAAACGTGCCGGCACGAAGTACTGCACCGACCAGTGCAAGACCCGTTTCAACCAGATCGCCATGGAGAAGAGGCGCCGCACCGACCGTCAGATCCTCAACGAGGAACCGAACCTGAGACGCACAGGCAAGGTCTACGAAACGATCGACGAGAACGGGATGGCACAGAAGATCCATGACAGGGTGTTGACGGTGACGCACTGCGCCGAACTGTTACAGGTCACACCGGCTGCTGTGTCGAGAGGGTTCGCCACATGGGAATACATGCAAGCCAGGGACAGGGTCGACTCCGAATGGAGGATGGCACCCGACATTGCAGCGATGTTCCCCGTCGACCTGTTCACTGAACTCAAAGCTGTCGGCCTCGACAAGGAAGGCTCCAAAGAGTTCGAGCATCTCATGTTCCGTCTCGAGTTCTCGTTCTGGCAGTTCGAACACCGCTACTTCACGATCGGGTCGATGCAACAGAAGTTCAAGGTGTACGGGTTCCACGTCGAATCGGTGCGTGAGTTCATCATCGCACACACGTTCGCAACGAAGGTACTGATCCTGACACCGCCAAGGCACGGCAAGTCGGAGATGGTGCTCCGGTTCGTGGCGTGGCTCATCATCATGTACCCCAACATCCAGATCCTGTGGGTCGCTGCAACGTTGCCACTGGCGAAATCGATGACAGGGAAACTCAAAGGAGTGTTCCAACATTCGGAACTCCTCATTGAAGAGACGTTGCCGAAGGGCCACAAGTACGGCGACAAACGTGCCCCCGTATGGACAGCATCAGAGTTCACGCTGTACACCCGCACCGACCACACCCTGAAATCTTCGACGTTCACCGCTATCGGGTCGAACGCCACCGTTGCTGGTCGTGACGCCGATTTCATCGGCATCGACGACCTCGAGGAACGTAAGACGGTAGGCACCTACGAGCAACGCCAAAAGTCGAAGGTGAAACATTCTGAGATCATGGAACGTCAGGAGACACACACAGGGGTCGTGACGATCGCATCAAGGCAGCACCCTGACGACATCCCGAACACGTTGCTTCAAGAAACAGGGTCGATGGCGTGGAGGGTCCATGCGTACCCTGCCCACGACGAGGACTGCATGTTGGACGACGACGTTGTTGAAGGACACGACGAGAACGGCTGTGTCCTGGCACCCGGCATCGTGCCGTACTACAAGCTGTTGGAGAAGAAGAACGGCACAGAGTCGTTGGCGATCCCCGGCAGATACGAACTCAGGTATCTCCAGAAGTCGATCCCTGTCGACGGCATGATCTTCGACATTCAACTCATCAGAGAGAAATGTCTTGACCGTTCACGCATCATCGGAGACGTCGACCTCAACGTCAACTATCGACTCATCGCCGGGATGGACCCTGCCCCTCGTGGCTACCAGGCCGCTGTCCTGTGGGCATGGACGAAACATGGCACCTACCTCATCGATATCGTCACCACCCGTGGACAAGGAGAGTTGGGTGCCATCCAACTGTTCGAGGACTGGTACATCAAATATGGGCTCACCCGTTGGGTGTACGAAGAGAACATGGCGAAGCAGAACTTCTTCACCCGACCGGACCTTATTGCGGTGAAAGCGAAATACGATCTCACCATCGAGAAGCACACAACCGGCAACGAGAAACGTGACGCCGAAGTTGGGATCTCGTCGATGGCCCCGTGGTACCACACCGGCCAGTTCATCCTTCCGTACGGCAACGCCGAATCAGTGAAGAAAACGAAACTGCTGTTGGGGCAGCTACAGCTGTGGACGACAGACGGATTACAGAAAGGTGCGACAGTGACCGACATCAAGATGGCGTCGTGGTTGCCGTATGTGCGCCGGCTGGTACGGTGGGACCGCACAGAGAAAGCGGCAAGGCTTGAATTGGTGTCCGATCAGTCGTACCCTGACGTTGGTGGCAACACCCCTGCTTGGGGCTTCACTGACTACGGCTCTTACGGAGGCAGATGATGGAACACATGATCGACGGAGAAACCGTCTACATCGAAAAGGTTGACCTTGACGCCAAGGAACTGAAATGGCTCAACAAGTTCATGAACCCCAAGAAGCCGTACACCGCACATCCCGATTTCGATGCCGACCAGAACAGACATGTGTTCCTTGCCCTGTGGCAACACAACACCGGTTTGTGTCGAACCTGTAACGCCCGTGAGGGTCATTGCTTGAACTCGACGTGTATCCGTACACGGATCACGAACAAGCTCCATCTCAGCGTGTGGGAGACAGTCTGATGGTTGCTGCAATGAAATACGACATGCAGCGAACCACCCTCGAGGTCAGTGAAGTCCTCGAACGGGCATCACACCTCAAGAACCTTGCCGACCTCACCGACCGTGAACGGATCCGTAACGTCATGAACGGTGGCGCACAAGGCGTCCAAGCAGTCCTGAACTCGGCTTCGATGTCGAACCAGCTTGCCCTGCCGTCAGGGTTCGGTGTCGACCTCCCCACCGCCAACATCATGTACTCGTCGCTCGAACGGTTGGCTCAACGTATCGGCCGGCAACCAACGGTCAAGACCGACATGATCCCCACGAAGGACACGAACCCTGCCCGCAAGAAAGCGGAGAAGAGGGCACGCATCGTGTCGGCGTGGGACGAGCAGGACATGATGGAACTCCAGTATCCCCAGATCGGGAGGTGGCTCCCCGGCTACGGATACACACTTCATGTCATCAGGGAACGCTGGTTCGGTGACACGACATATCCGGTCGCCCAACTCCGTGACCCGTTCGATGTGTACCCTGGTACGTTCGGTGCAAACCAGCAACCGACCGAGGTGGCTGTGTATCGCAACATCTCCCACAGTGCCATGAAGAAGACGTATCCGCAGCACACCGCTCAGATGCTGTCGTACAAGGAGGCGCAGAGGCCCCGTTCCAATTCGACCTTCGGTGCTGCTGCCCAAGGTCAGTGGGAGCGGGGCACTGCGACCCAATCAGGTAACGACAACATGACGATCATCGAGTACATGTGCGACTCGGGCACGTACGTTGTATGTGCCGAAATGTCGCTGATGCTGTCCCACATCCCGAACCCTCTGTACTCAGGTCCGGCGTTCGTCGTCACGAAAAGGTTCGCATTCGACAAGTTGCAGGGGCAGTTCCATCACGTCTTCGGTTTGATGGCGATGATGGCGAAGCTCAACATCTTGGGACTTATCGGTGTCGAGGATTCGACGTTCCGTGAAACGAACATCGTTGGCGAACTCGTCGGGTCGGTGTACAAGCGTGGACGGTTCGCTGTCAACGAGTTCGAACCTGGCACCCGTATCGAGAAGCCGACCTCCGATCAGTTGCAACAGACGTGGCAGGCGATCAATATTCTGGAACGTCAGTTCCGTATCGTTGCTGGCTACGACGTGGCACAGGACGGACAGTCACCGAACTCGTTCGCCACTGGCCAGGGCATCAAAGAACTCGGGTCGTCTGCCGACCAGAACGTCCGTGAGTATCAGACATCAATCAAGTACACGGTGGAAGCACTCGACCGGAAACGGCTCGAGTGGGAAGAGGTGATGCATCCCAATGAGAAGAAAAATGTGTACTGGTTCCAGGGCGCAAAGCAGAACGAGGAAACGTATGTTGCGTCTAAGGACATCGCCGGCGATTACCGCACGAAGCGGATCTATGGCGCTATGGCAACCTTCGATGAGAACACGAAGATCGTTGCAGGGTTGCAGCTGTTACAGGCGAGGGTATTGGACCGCCGCACGTTGCAGGAGAACCTAGACGGCCTCGAGAACCCGTCGCTTATCAACGAACGTATCGATTCGGATCAGGCGAAAGAGATGTTGATCCAGTCGCTCGGTGCAAGGGCACAGTCCGGTGACCCTGCTGCTGATATGGCTCTGGTGTCGATCCTTGATAATCCCTCTGAGGCAACGACCACACTCAAGAAGCTGTTCACTCCCGAGGAGCCTCAAATGTCTCCTGAGGAGGCTGCGATGGCTCAGGGTATGGGACAGCCGGGGATGCCGGGAATGGGCGGAGGGATGCCCCCAGGCGCCGGTGGTGGAGGCGAAGGGTTCGAGGGTGGA